ACCTTGCTACCTTCTTGGGTAGGTTGGTTAATTTCCACTATAAAAGGGCTTCGTGCAAATATTCTATTAATCGCCATAGTTCTTAAAATTTTCTTTCATTATTGTGTCAAATAATTCTTCGGCTTCTAATCCGTAAAGTTCTACCATTTCGTCGGGTAGGTTTTTAAATGCTTCTTCAAAAGGTCGTGTAAAAAACATACTCGGTTTTATTCCCCTATTCCAAATAGACCTAATTATAAAAGTGGCAGTCATATCGTAAGAAATAAACTTCCCTTTCTTGTCGCGGAACTTTAACCCTTTACGTTTAACCCATTCTTTTATGCCTTTGGTTAAGCCACCTTTAACGCCCGTTCCTTTTCCAAATTGGAAGTCGCTTAAACTTCTTCCCGACTTGACACCCCTAACCCCGCGGTCTTGGTAGAATCCATATTCTAACATCTCAAAGTAAAGGGTAATGGAATTAGGATTAACCGCTACTTCGCCTTCTAAACTCTGTTGTAAACTACCCGTACTATTTTTTGCGGATAGATTATTTTTCGCGTTTTGTATAACGTGGTCACGGAATATTTTTAAGGCTTCTAATTGACGTTCCTTTTCCATTAACAGATACTCATTTCGTTAGGGAAGTCTACGTTAAAAGTCATAGCCCACCCCGCCAAGTAGTTTTCGAATCTTTCTATAAATGGTTCGCAGTTAGGTGCGCCGTTTAGTTGGTACAAATCGTCCCAAATGTTTCCGTGTTTTAGCATCTCAAAACATCGGTTAAGTATTGCTAACTGAGTGTTTAAAACGTCTATTTCGTTGTCTGAAGTTTCAAATTTTCCCGTAGGTTCTTCCTTGCGTTGGCTTACGTTGTCCATTGCGAGAATCGTAACAGATGCGCTAATAACATTGTCGTTAAAGTTTACATTGTTAACCATAACGTGAACCAATGGAAAGATATTTTGTTTGCCTAAATCCACGTTAAAAATTGATCCTTGCGTTATTGTGTTAACCAAAGGGTCGTTAGTGAAGTGTGTTTTAAGCGTATCAAGTAAAGAATAGTAACCCGTCATAATTTAGCCTTTTTTATTTCCATTAATTCTATTTCGTTTTTCTCCGATTCAAAAGTTAGATAGGTGAGACATTTAAATAATCCGTATTTTGTGACAATGTCATATTTTGTAAGGTCTCCTTTAGCGAGTCCGTAAATTGAACTATACCACCCCCACTTTTTCCCAAATTGAGTTCGTGCGCTAAAATCTGAAACTCTTTCTCGTTCGTCTTCAGTTCGTTCGTCAAATAATCGAGGGTAGCGTTTAATAACTCGCTTCCTAAAGTCCAAAAAAAAACCGAAGCGGAAATAGCTACGTCCATAGGCGCGAACTTCATTCCTTCGCTAAATGCAGCTGCCCCCGTGTACTCCATTATTTCGTATTTTTCTCCTTTACGAATTGTAATAGGTCGGTACATTACTGCCATTGCTTTGTGGAAATCTTCCCACTTACTTAAATAGTTTTCAAGGTCTACATATTCCCCGAAGGTTATATTTTCAAGGTTAGGAATAAATCCAAATTCTACGTCTCCGATTTTAAAGGTCGGTTTAAACTTTGGTTTCTCTTTAAAGATTTTTGTAAAGTGTACGATTAGTTCGTTAACCGAAGTTACCTTTAGTTTGACTACGTCTTTTAGTTGCAACCCGCAAAATATTTCTACCATTTTCTGCGCTATAAACTCTTGGTCGTTAGAAGTTGCTTGTAGCTTCAAAAATTCTTGGTAGTGACATAATGGAATTTCACTAATTGAACTTGGTACATAAATGTCTACCTTCATATTATTATAATTAAGATTTCGTGTTTTTGTAATTCAGTACATATTCGTGCGCTCGTACAAGCATTTCGAAGTGTTGGGGAAAACGTGCCATATTATTGAAGACTATTTTAACCTGCTTACCCGTACGTTCATATATGTACGATTCTACCCGCGCAATCATTACTTGTAGGTCGTTAGTATTACCGTACTGCATAACTTCCGTAATATGAACCTAACCCTAACGTTTCCATTTCGTGGTATCTAAATGCGTCGATAGCGTGGTTATTAAAATCGATTGGTTTGTTTAGGCGTTTACCTTGCTTGTCCGTGTCCCAAATATACGAGCGTAATTCTTTGATTAAATTACCGCTATTAGAAGTAACAAGGTATTCGTTACGCTGAATTACGTCTATTCCGTAGTTTATGGAATCCTTACCCTTTGTTACTCCTTTAATCGTTATTCCGTGGCGTTTAATTTCGTCTATTGATTTTGGTTCGGAACTATCCGCGTAAACCACTACGTTTTTTGGTAAGAGTTTAGCTATGTCGCTATTTAGCAACCCCGTTTGGTAGGCTAACTCGTTAACGATTCGTTGCCCGTTATAATTGTATATTTCGATTATTGCCGTCGGGTCGTTTGTGTAACCGAAGTCTAATCCTATTCCAATTAGTTTGGCTTCTTTGGGTATCGTGTTAATTTGTTTCCAATTGGAGAACACAACCCCTTCTAACATACCCAACTGACCTTCGCCGTAAACTTTCCACCAATTCGCCCAATAGGTAGACGTTTTCGCTTTCTCGCGGTTCTTTTCTATTTGGTCAATAATTGATTGGTCTAACGCTTCGTTATCCTTGTAAGTAAGAATTAAAAAGTCGGAATCGGATTCGTCTTTTAGTTCGGTGTGTACCCAAAACTCATTAGCGGGGTTGAAATCTAAATACACTTCCTTCCGTGTTCGAATAGCTAATTCGTTGTAGGCATCAAAGGTAATATTGTTACATTCGTTTATGTATAAGATATCCCTTCGCGCTCCCCGTAATTTACTCGAATCGTCTGCGGAAAAGAATTCTATAACGCTTCCATTTGCAAACTCGTAACGAAGTAGCGATCGGTTAAAACGTTCTTCGAAATACCTACCCGTTGATTTCATTATTTTTAAGAAGTCACGTAGCGCACCCCTTCGTAAATGGGGTATCGTTTCTGCAACTATCGATATTTCTAACCCTTCAACCTTAGCTGCCTTGTCAATTAATACGGGAATTATTCCGAAGGTCTTACCCGCCGAAGTTCCCCCTTGAATAATCTTTACCCGCTTTTTAAGATTCAGTATCTTTCGAATCGCCGTCGTTTTCTGAAACATCGGGGAATAATGGTTGTTCTACGTTTGTAATTTCTTTCTTGTCGCTTAATCCTAATTTACGTGCAATTAGGTTAGGGCTAAACAATCCTACTGCCGCTCCGTTAAAGTTGTTTACAAAGCAATTTTTCCTTATACGTGTTATGATGGTAGAAAAACGCTTGTATCTTCCCCTCTGATTACTCGCATAGCTTCCAAGGTCTTGTATTATGTCCCTATCAGCTAAATAACATTCGAAGCCTTCAAAGGTTATTGGTACGCTTAAAGGCTTGTATTCTTCTCTACCTTCTTTACCTACGTATTCTACTTTGTACATAGGTGAATTTCGGGCGTATTCTACATAGTCTAAAAAGTATTGCCAAAGTTCTTCGGGTGTGTTTATCTTTGTGCTTCCTAAAGGTCTTCCCATTTTGATTCGTGTTTTGATAGTTTAGATTCTTCAAACGTAGACGAACAAACCGCTAAACGTTGGTCGGTTTCGGGAAATTCATTTACCATTGTGTCATCTGACATACATCGCATAACAAACTCCTTTTTATTCTCCTTCGGTGTTGGCTTCGGTATCGGCATCTTTTTCTTCTTTGTAAACTGCGTAAAGTGTATTCAATTTATTAACGATTTCACGGAGACAAGAACCACATTGGGTAGGTTGTTGTTTTTCGTGTAGAACCCTATTGTATATTTTTAAGATTTCTCTTTGTTCGCTTGGGCTAACGCTACTTCGGTTTCGGTTGTAGAATTTGTCCAAAAAGTTGTATTCGTCTTCCGTTAGGCATTCAGGTTTCTTGTATCGCCACAACTCATTTAACTTTTGCTTACGTTCTTCGCATCCGCAATCTTCGCCTAAAATCCATTTTGCTACCTTTGCTACTCCCGTAGCTTCTAAAATTTGTTCTACGGTGTCGCCTAATCCTTCGGCTTGTTTCTTTTTTCGTGCCATAATTTATTGTTTATATGTTAATACTTGTTCTTTAGTTCCTAAAATAATTGTATCGTCGGTTAGTGTTTCGGTTTTAATTACTTCTAACCCGTGGTGTTCTTTTGGGTAAATCGTATATTCTTTCGACAACCAAAACTTTACTTTTATTTCTCGCAGGGCTTGGGAACTCCAACCCGTTTTTTTTATCATTTCAGTTAATACCCTTCGTTTTGCTTTCATTTTATTAATTCAAAATCCGTGTTTTTGTAGTCCTCGTATTCTTCGCCAACGGCTTCTCTTATCTTTGCCTTGCAGTTTTTTAACGTGTTGAAAATCGAACTGCTTGAAATAGTAGTTTCTTTGGCTATGTCTCTAATACTTAAATCCGTATCCTTATAAACTTCGAATAGTTTTTGGTCGTACCAATGCCAACTATCCACCTCGTCTTGTATCTTCATTAATAACTTATAGTAGGCTTCTTCTTTCTCCATTTCGCTTGGTTCGTCTTTAATTACGACTTGTTCGAGCGGGACTTTTTCCAATCGTGAATTACTGCGTAAATGAAGAAGGTAAAGATTGCGAAGAGTAAAATACATAAATCCTTTGTTAACTTGACCATTCTTAATTATGTTTTCGGGTTTGCAATACTTGTAAATTCGTAGGTAGGCTTCTTGTACAATATCTTCAGCAAAAAAATCTTCGCCGAAAGATTCGACTACTTTTACCCATTCTTTGTGGTCTTTTGCTACAATGTTAAGCCATTCCATTTTGTTTAGTTTGTCACCAAATATAATAATTAATTTCTAATCAAATATAAATAAAAAAAACCCCCGTTTTATTCGGGGGGTAATCCATTGTAAAATCTGTAAATGTACTTGTCTAACTTTTTGGCAGTTTCCAAACTTATAGACTTTCCTTGTAGGAATCTATCTATGTTGTACTGATGCATTTTTTCGCCTCTTTCTTTTATTTCTTGAACTATTTGGTTTCGTGTTTTTTTAGTTAAGATTTTACGCAAGTGGTTTCGTAGTGAATAATCGTCTATAAACATAATTAAAAGGGTAAATCGTCTTCGTCAATTATTTGTGTGTGAACTTGTTTTGGGCTTTCGTTCACGTATGGTTCGCTAAATGAACACGAAAAATACTTTGTACCCTTACTTGATTCTTTAAGCCAAAGGGCTATTTCCATTTCTTTGCCATTTACGTTTACTTTACCTCGGTAGTCCGGTTGGTTACCTTGCTTTTTGTCGTTTTTAAAAATCGCTCCCGTGTTTTTTTTTGTTTCCATTTTATTTATTTGTTTAAGTTTATTTCGTTTTCATTTAGGCTATCATTTAGAAAATCCCGTAGCCTTTCAACTATTTTCCATTCATCTTCGTTTAGTTCTTCGTACTTGTATAGCTTACGGAGTTCTTGCTGAAGTTCGTAAATAACTACAAACATATCTTTGCCTTTAGTTGCGCAGTAAAATTCGTGTTCGTCTTCGGGTAAGTCAAATGTTAGTTTTGCTTTCATATCATTTCTATTTAGTTAATGTGGCAAAATTTACCCCTTATTCTTTATTGATTTGTTCTTGTTTTTTAGTTAATCAAAATAAATTTTACCGTTATATATATCTTCAATTCCCCATTTACTTAATTGTCCATAGCTTTTATTACTAAAGTAAC